TGCAGCTTTTGTAATTTTAGCCTGTACCCAAGATTCAAATTGATCTTCGTCTTCTATTTTTTTAAATAATTTAACGCTGTATTTTGCTAACTTGTATAAGTCAGCTTTCATCATTGCACCTTCATCATCTGCGTCAATATTATGAGTATCGTGCTGTAGATCGTCTGATGAAATGTCAACGTTTGGATCTGGTAATTCAATTTTTGGCAACTCTACTTCGAGACCTGCAAATTCTGAAAGTTTTTTTCTGTTGTTCATGGTAAACTCCGTTATTGTATATTTAGCCTCTTTTAATAGTTCCGCCACCAAATAAACTGGTTCCTTTGATATCTAACCCGTTTTGTGCCACACCATGTGAATCTGTTGGTTGAACTACTTTTGGTTGAGGTGGTGATTTAGTTCCGCTTTTTCCGGGTGATCCTGTATATGAGTTTTTGCCTCTAGCCTTACCTGGGCTAATGTGCGGATTAACTACTGTACCAATGTTTGCAGAACTTGTTGCACCTGCTGATGCAGTTTCTGATATAATGTCTCTAATTCTCATAATTTATTACCCCATAATTCGAACCATGCAGGAGTTCCGGGTTTAATATTATTTTCTCGTTGATATTTACCACGTTCGTCACTAAATGATTTTTGATCAGTTTGGTTAGCTCGATATTCGTGTAATCGTGCATCTGCACCTAATCCGCCTAAATGATGAGCAATTTTTAATTCTTGTATTGGGTCGTCGGGCGCAAGAAAACAGTCCTCAGGACTGTCTTGTAATATATTTTCAGATGTTATTCTATACTGTTTCACATTCTAAACCCCATATTTATTTCTTTTTATTTTAGCTACAGGACTTGAGGTATGTGTTTCAGATGGTTCTGTACTATTATCCGAAGTTAACTGTTTACTGTTAAACCCCATTTTCTTTTTACTTTTATCAATAATTTTTTGATCAGCATCAGAATACGATAGGGTTACTAATTGATTAGCAACTGGACTTGACGGGTCGTACTCGTTATGATCATCTGGGCTACCTGCCATATCAACACCAAATCTATACATATCGTAATACGTATGATTGCCAGGATATGTATGCATTCCTTTTATTGAAGACTTAAAATTGTCATGCATTTTTCCGGACTTTTTAGTGTTGCTGGCGTTTTGTGTAGCATCAGTATTACCAGCGTCTGATTCGGTAATGATTTCTAAAATTTTCATATACCGTACCTGTTACGTTTTTTATTAGCAACTGGACTAACTTTATGTACATCATCTGTTTCTTTAGATTTTTTTGATGCAACAGATGATCTGCTAACGCCCATTTGTTTTGCAGCTGAATTTAATATTTCGTCATCACCGTCTGTATATGACATTGTAATAAAGTCACCACCATTTGGACCTTTTTTATCAGCTTTAATGTCCGGTGCACCTGCCATTGCAATACCAAATCTATATGCATTATATGGATTATTATTGTTATTTAATGCAGGCCATGCTGACATTCCAGGCACTGCATCCGTTGAACCTTTACTTAGTTTACCCTCACGGATTAACCCACGTTGCATTTCATTTACAGCAATTTCAAATTCCTGTATATCTTCGTTTGTATATCGTCTCATTATTCATTCCGTTGTACATTCATTCCCTCCCTTGTAGCTTCGTATAACGTTTTACCACATACTGTGATGTTTTCGCTTACACCAGTTATTAGTTGGAAATTAATCTTGTCACCTATTTTAGCGTATTCACGCGCTAATGTACCACTAGCGTTATTAGTGGTGTCGTTACGATCACCACTACTAACAAATTTTAATACTACATGTTCTCTACCATTTGGCCCGCGTGCGTAATCAACGGTACGAGATGGACCACTATTCCAATTGTTAAGAGCAGTTTCTAAACTTCGTGTTCCTGGGCCTAATCTGTCACTACCTGCAACAAACGTCATATGTCTATAACCTCTATCATATAACCAGCATGCAGCTTGCCATGGATCTCTAACATATTCAGTTACCATAAAGTTAGAATAATCAGGATGAATCTTTTTAATAAATTCAGTTTTAACTTCATAATCTAATGGATCACTTTTTGGATCATGTTTGTTACTTGCAAATATATACGCATGTTCTTTTCCAAGTTCTACAGTTTGTTGTATAACTTTTTTATGTCCAACTGTAGGAGGATTCATTCTACCAAAACAAAAAGTTGCCATTGGCATATTACTTTTTGTTTCAATTTCTTCAACTGACACTTTGTATTTAGAAAAGTTGGCGCGGCTAAATTCTAATCTATTAATAATTTTTAACTTAGTGTTACCCGCGCCTGTAACGTAACCTTCGTGACTTATAATACTATTTATTATAGGTTGCACTGCATTGTAAACTTGTTGTTCGTCAATCTGACGTTTAATATCTAATTTAAGTTTAGATATTGCACTCCATATTTCCCACAATCCAATTAATCCCTTATATACATCTATGTGGAATCTTCCGTCTGGGGTACATAGTTTTGCTGTAACAGAGTTAGTAAATCTTGGTGTAGAAAACTCTATAAATCTAGTAATAATATCTGTTTCTAAATCTTCAGATTCGATCATGCTTGTAATAAATGGACCCATTGCATTAATTACACACTTACATTTAGCTGTAGTTATTTTGTTAATAGCAACGTCTACAGCGTTGCTGTGTGTTGCAATAGCTTGTTGTGCGTTTAACAATAGTGTGCTGTTTATTACAACAGTTGGCTTGTTAGTCATTTCAGTTGCAATAAACGTAATATCTTTACATTCTGAAAAACCAGCAAACCCTGTAATTGGTTCATCTTCTGCTGTTAGTCCTGGAAAGAATGTGTGTACTGCAATCCCGCCAATACTATTTGCAATAACACGACCTAGATCGCTGTCATTGTTAACTCTATATTCAACGGTATTAGGTTTAAAGACAAATGAATTATTAATTAATGATGGTAATCCTGCCCAAAGCAAGTCGCCCATATAATATGTATCAGTTACGTTTGGGATAATTTTTTCTAATGCAGGACGTAAGATATCTTCTTTGTCCCATAGATCGCTACGAATAGAGTTACGACTAGCATCGTATTCTTTAATAGTAGTAAAGTTGAGTTTGCCGGCGGCAATTTGTTTGAACATGTGTTTATCAACAAACACTAATGTGCCATTACTATCACGACCAAAAACTATAGCAGGAAAACCATCCCATTTAATAGTTAATGTGTTAGTGTTATAAGAAAGACTAGTTAATTCATTAACTGCTTGTTGGGCACCTTTAGATCCTTCAGTAATGATAAGATCTTCGGGATGTGCAATTCCTGCCATATTGGTACCTATATTAAATGATGTTAAGTGTGGTCGTAACTACCGTCTTCCATATCTTTAGATATTTGGTCAAACAATTGTTTACACGCCGTTTTCCATGTTTTTTTATCTATGTCGTTTGGTAATTCACGCATTGGATATTGTTTAGCATACCTTTTATACCCTTCTGCAACTGCAGTTTTAAAAATGGTATATTTAGGGTCTTCATCTGCCTTCTGTTTATCAATAAAATTATGAACAGCAGGTAATAAATGTCGACGGTACGCATCGTCGTCGTTGTTTAAAAAAAATACTAGGTCTTCAGCTAAATCAAAATCAATTTCATTGCCGTCCTCAGTTTGTTTAATAAATTCTTCACTTTTAAAGTGAGCATTTTCAAGTAAGTCTGTAATACGCATAGTTAAATTCCGGGTTTATTAGTATATTTATACTTAATGTACTATCCGGTCAACTGTAAGCCTTACACCAGCTAATTGAATTCTGCACATTAGCAACATGTTATCACCAGTTACATAGAAGTGTCCACCTCCATAACTAGCAGGTTGCAATAACATTTCTCTACATCCATTAGTAATTCGCAATTTGTTAATCGCGTCAGCCCATTCTAAGAAATCTAAATACTGTTTCTCAGTTCTACCAATCGTAACACGAAACTCGTAATTAATAGTTGGCATGTACACTGTACCAACTTTTAAATTAGCAGGCGGCATATTAATACTACGTACGGTATCTACATCAATATCACGTAGTGCAATAATATCACTATAGTTGTTAGTGTAAATTGTAACTGTAGGAAATTCAACTCGTGTGCAGTAGTCATCCATAGCTATTAATGTGTTATAAATTTTCTTAGTGTATACTATATCCGCAAGCGATCTCCATGTATTAGACGTTTTAAGTGATTTACTCTCACGATCAATTCTTTTGAAATATGTATCACTATTAGTACCTCTAAATACATGACTAAATGCGCATACCAGCACAATGTTGTACTGGTATTTGCCTTTGTATAGTTTTTTGGTAGTCTTAACTTGCATCTTCAATACTATATAAATATGATTCGCTAAGTACTTCTTTAGTAGTGAGCAATGGTACTTTAGGAGTTTTAGGCTTAGTAACAAGTGATATCTTGTCATCTAATACTGTTACAGTTAACCATCCGCCAGTTTTAAGATCACCAAACAAAATCATTTTAGCAAGATCACGTTTGATCTCTTTATCTATAATGCGATGTAATGGTCTTGCACCCATCTTAGAATCAAACCCGTTATCTAATAACCAGTTAGTTGCAGCCTTATCAATTTTAATACGGATGCCTTTGTCTTTAACTTGTTCACGAACTTCGTCTATAAACTTGTTAACAACTTTAATCATAGTGTCTTTACCTAACTTATTAAATGTAATAACACCGTCTAATCTATTACGGAACTCAGGTGATAAAAACTTCTTAAGATCGGCGTCTGAATAGTCTTTTTCTTGAGTGCCAAAGCCAATTTGATTCTTTTCTGCAGACTGAGCACCTGCATTAGTAGTTAGAATTAGTACAACATGTCGACAATCGGCTTGCTTACCATTAGACCCTGTAACAAAACCGTTGTCCATTATTTGTAATAACACAGTTGCTACATCAGGATGCGATTTTTCAATCTCGTCAAACAATAATACCGCGTTTGGATTTTCTTGAATCTGTGTAATTAGTAACCCTGCATTATCTTCAAACCCTACATATCCTGGAGGACTACCAATCAATTTACTAATACTATGTTTTTCTTGATATTCTGACATATCAAAGCGTAACAATTTAGTATTTAAATGTTTAGCAAGTGCTTTAGCAGTCTCAGTTTTACCACAACCGGTTGGCCCCATAAACACAAAGCTACCAATTGGTTTGTTTTCTGGCTTTAATCCTGCTTGTGCAACCATAATCTTATCAACAATTTCAGTTAACGCAGTATCTTGTCCAAATACTTCAGCTTCGAGTTTGTCTTGTAGTGTGATTAATGAACTCGTTTCAGTTTGCATAATTTGTTCAACCGGCATGTTAAGCATTTTAGCCAATTCAAACTGAATATCTGCTTCAGTAACTACACGTTGATCAGCAAGTTTTAAGTTAAACCGTGAGCAAGCGCAATCAATTAAGTCAATAGCTTTATCAGGCAACTTTTTATCTGCTTGGTATTTTACAGATAGTTTAATTGATGCTTGTAATGCTTCATCTTTAATTTTAAGTTTGTGATGGCCTTCGTAATACTTCTTAATACCTTTGAGAATCTGTAAAGTCATTTCTTGTGTAGGCTCGTCAACTGTAATCCGTTGGAATCTACGCATTAATGCACGATCTTTTTCAAAGTGTTTACGATACTCGTCCCATGTTGTGCTTGCAATAACTTTAATGTTACCTTTACTTAACGCAGGTTTCATCATATTAGCTAAGTCATTAGATGAACTGCCTGATGCGCCTGCACCACTAATCATATGCGCTTCGTCAATAAATAATACGCATTTACCAAGTTTTTGCAATGACTTAATTACTTGTTTGAAACGTTCTTCAAAGTCACCTCGATATTTAGAACCTGCTAACATAGCTGCAATGTCTAAGTTATATACAGTGTAATCAACTAAAAACTCAGGAACTGCACCATTAACAATATTATATGCAAGACCTTCGGCAATTGCAGTTTTACCTACACCGGGATCGCCTACCATAATAACATTATTTTTACTGCGACGTCCTAATGCTAGTGCAATGTGTTCTAATTCATCAACACGACCAATAACAGGATCAATTTTACTATTTTTAACTTCCTCGTTTAAATTAGTAGTATAAGCCTGTAATGCTTTATGTGTTTGTGAATTAGGTTTAGCTGCTCCTGCAGGAGTGTCGTCGTCTAATGAAACATTTTGTATATACTCGGCATACTTTTCTTTAGTGATGTTTACCTGTGCAACATAATAAAACGCCCATGACCGTTTCTCGCCTAGCATTGCTAAGAAAAAATCAGCTGGTTCGATACGATTGCCACCGTTAAACAACACTTGTGTAAACGCTCTATTTAAAGAGCGTTCTACAGCTTGAGTTTTTTTAGGTTTAACTACTACGTCGACTGTAGTAATTTCTTGACATTTTGTTTGTAAATGATCTAGTACAGTATTCTTTAAAAATGTAGTGTCAGCACCAAAATGCTGTAAAGAACTTGTAAATCCTTCATCTTCCATGAGCATTGAAAACAATACGTGCTCAAGTGTTACATACTCATGATGCATGTTTTTTGCCGCAGCAATAGCTTTGTCAAAAATTGCTTGTAGTTTTTCGCTTGGTTCGACCATAGTAAGTTCCTTGTAGTTGTTAAGTAAAGTTATATTATACAGTTGTAATACATAAAAGTCAATTTATTTGATTGTTTAGTTGTTGTAACTGTGCAATTAAACTAGGATCTGTAATAGCAGGAACTTTAATTTTAATAATTGTTATAAATTGGCCAGTTTGTTTACTGTGTAAATTAGTAAAACCTGCACCATTCGCATATTGTGTACCAGTTTCAACACCTGGTCTAACTGTTATATTAACAGTAGTTCCGGTAAGTGTCTTAACAGGTTTAACACATCCAATCATTGCTTCAATTGGATTAATTTCTAATGTAGTAATTAGATCATTCCCTTCCCGTCTAAAATCACGACTTGGCGTCACCTGAATTGTTACATTAAGGTTCCCGCGAGAAACTTGTGAAATAGAATCATCACCTAATCCTGGATATCTAATAGTGTCGCCGTGATCAATACCCGCAGGCACGTTTATAGAAACAGTCTGTGGTCTACCACTTGGTAATGTAAACGTTGCATCAACTTGTTTTCCATTAAATGACTCAACAAGCGATACCTGAATGGTCAAATTTAAATCTTTGTTGCGATGGTGTTGTCTAAATCCCTGTCCAAACATATTTGTAAAGTGTGGATGCTGACCAAACATGTCGTTCATATCAAAATGGAAATGTTGTCCCCCTCCAAATCCACTAAATTGGTGTCCATTTTGTTGCATGTCATATTCTTGACGTTTTTGTGGATCACTTAACGTATCATACGCTACTGAAATATCTTTAAACGTTGCCTGGTTTCCGCCTTTGTCAGGGTGATGTTTGTTTGCTAACGAACGATATGCTTTTTTAATATCGTCTTGTGATGCGTCGTTGGACACACCTAATTTTGAATAAAAGTCTGTCATGGTTAATTTCTCATAAAAAAGGTCAGTTTGTATAGTAATTATACTATACAAGACCTGACCTGTCAATATTTTGATTACTTACGTTTTTTAACTACTTTTTTTGGAGCTGGTTTTACAACTGGTTTTTTAGGCGGAACTTTTTTACCTTCAAATTTCTTATGAA